GGTCCTTAAAACCAAGAGCGACGCCAAGAACGATTTCTGGCAGAAACTCGGCCATAGCATGGGGGTCATATCCCAGCGTCTCGCCCAGATTCAGGGCGTCTGTTACCGGGAACTTGCGTTCAATCGTGGGAGATAATTTGATGAGGAGATCCCAAGCCTGCCAGCCTTCCAGACTTTGCATCTCATGTTCATGGTAAGGGCAGCGTTTACCCTCTATACCTTTTTGGCCTTTTGCACAGGGGCTTCCGCTTTCTCTGCAGCTGGCACAGTAGGCTGGCCCGTCGCTGGCATGCCATCTGGCGCGGGCCTTGAGCCGTTTTTTTCCGCTTCCAGCAATTCCTTCAATCCCGTGTATTGCTGCCTGAAGGTTTCTGCAATTACCCAGTAAGCGGAAAACAGCTCTTCGATTTTCTCAGGCGTTGCGGGAGCATTCTCGTCATCATCGGCTTCCAGCACACCTTCCCATTCCATAATAGCTGACTGCGCCAATCCAAGTGTGAGATATTGCTCCGCAAGGGCCTCGCGGATGCTTGGGTTTTCAAGATCAGGCAGGTCCGTGATTTTAGCCCCCACATCTTTAAGCGAGCGATACTCTTCACCCAGCTTCTGGAGTTTTTGGTTCATCTCGGCTCGTGCCTGATAAAATACAGCACTGGTACAGGGGCGCACCTTCACGCGCACGCCTGCGCCAAGGTCAATCCAATAGGGTTCCTTGGGAAGATTGAGTTTAAGCATCAGTTCCTCTTTTTTATTTGACTTTCGACTGACTTGGAGTATTCATTAGGCAATTCCATCTGCTGGATTCGTCCGCAGACCGCGAGGCCCCGCAAGGGGCCTTTGCTTTTTCTAGGGGGTATTATTTGAGGACAATTATCTATATTGACGGGTTCAACCTTTATTACGGCTGCTTAAAAGGTACGCCGCACAAATGGCTGGATCTAAAGGCATTATTCCAATCCCTTTTGAAGCCCGAAAATCAGATAGTTGAAATCAAATATTTCACTGCTAAGGTAAAATCTAAACCCACAGACCCCTCAGCACCTCAACGTCAGCAAGCTTATATCAGAGCGCTCGAAGCACATATTCCCGAGGTCAGTATCCACTATGGTCACTTCCTGCAGCACAATCAAAGAATGGCGAATGCAAATCCGCCACCTAATACCGTTGAAGTGATCAAAACTGAGGAAAAAGGTTCAGACGTCAATTTGGCTGTCCAAATGCTCAATGATGCTTGGCTCAATAGCTATGACTGTGCTGTTGTCGTTTCAAACGATAGTGATATGGCAGAGTCCATGAGATTAATCAGGCAACATCACCAGAATAAAGTTCTCGGTTTGATTACCCCAGGTCACAACAAAACCTCTCAGCAACTTAAGCAACATGCGAATTTTGTTAAAACGATCCGCAGCTCTAATTTGCTAAGTAATTGTCAATTACCCCAAAATATCCCCGGAACGTCTATTCATAAACCTGCAGACTGGGTTTAATTGTAATCCGTCATATCGTTGGTGAGCGTGATAGTGAGCATCTTGCCAAGCACATCATCCTTGGCTCCTTGGAAGTCATAGGTGGCTTCAATACCGCCCGGGCCGCTGACACTGCGCTTGGGCTTTGGCAGGTAAACCTCATGGGCAATGATCTGCAGTTTCTGATTGGCATCGATGGTATAGCTGAGCTCCAGATCAATGGGCGTACCAGCGCGGGCCGCGTCCATGAGCGTGGTGTCGCTGTAGCGGACAGTGATTGAGCCTGAGAGGCTGGACATGCCCGGTTCAATGGCAGCCACCATGCCGTCATCACGGATGGTCTCCACCTTCTCCAGATTATTGCTGTACGTGATCGATGCTGTGGTCACATCGCCAAGGTCCGCACCACCCTGCTTGATTGATCCCTGAAACTGGGAAAAGCGCGTATAGATCGCCTCGCCCGGCGAAGCATCGCGGGTTGCAGCAGCTGCAATCTCGCCCTGACCAATAAGACCGAGCGTCACCTGGGCTTCCCCTGATCTTTGAAAGTTGAAGGCCATGCTATTGACCCTGACGCCTGCAAAGAGCGGAAAGTCTGGCACTTCGGGCATACCAAGCTCCAAACTCAGGCTCGGAAGACTGACACCGCCAGATTCAAAATCATGGGTATAAGGACCTGCACCGACAGATACGGGAACACCAAAGGCTCCTTTCAGCCAATAACCGATGTTTCGAAGATCCACTGGCACAACCAGATCGCCTTCCACATTGATCACATCCTGAAAAGGTGCGGTTGGATCACGGCCAAGTCCCAGCACACTGGTCTCAAGCAGACCTTGCTCTGAATCCAGTGTCGAAGAAATAAAAGGGACTTTCATGAAGCTGCCTACAAGCGGCGCTTCTCCATATGTTGTTTCAAAGCCAAGCAACAGCCTGACATTCCATCCATAAGCTCTCGCCATAGCTGGCTCCTTCAGGTTAAGGGGTTAGATGTTGAATATTCGAGGGTAATCGGGACGACCGCTGCCTTTAGGGAGGGAGCCCCTTCAATAGCTTCATCCATGAATTCAGGACTACCGAGATGGGCAAAATCCACCGCGCCTGATAGCGTCTGGTCACTGAGAACAGCCTCCGCAATTTGAGCAAGAAGGCCATCGATCAGAAGATCCCGAGCAGATGCATCCTTGTCCTGCACGATCACTTCAATCTCAGCGCGGTGTTCAAAATGATAGCGCACAGGAGACAGTGTGATTTCCGGGCTGCCGAGCTCGCCGTCCCGCAGGATCAGCAGACCAGTGTTTGGAATAGTCGTTGGCAGGATTTCGCTGCGGAGCACTTGCGGGCCAGTCACGCCTGACTGCAGGCACAAAAAAAGACCTTGAAGGGCCTGTTCACGAGCTGAGGTCATAAAGTCTCCAATGACAACTATTTGATACTGTCTTTCCAATGCCGCAGCACAAACTCCGGCAAACGGCTGTGCCATTTGATGGCTTCCGGTTCAAAACGGATCAGCTTGGGCAGTTTGACCTGCGGCACCAGCCAGAACATCACCACAGATGACAGGCCATTGCCGGTTTTAAGGGCTCGCTGACTGGCTTTCCTAAACCCGCGTAGCTCCCCTGTTTTACGGGAATAAGATGCCCGCATATTTTGGGCGACCAGAAGACTGGGACCTCGTTTGCGGTAAACAAACTGAAGTCTCATACCTCTGGCTTTTTCCAGATTACCCGGCGTGACCCGCTTGCCCATCACCCGCTTAGGCGCATTGGGTGTTGGAATAGCGAGCCAAAAACCGTCCTTGGCCCGGATCACCTGACCGTCTTCAAAACCTTCCATGATTTTTTGGGCTTTGGTGTAAACGAGCCCTGCTGCTTTCAGGCTTTCACCGCGACGAGGATAAACGTCACCGCGCCATGTCCGCGCCAGCCTTGGACCAAGGCCACTGGCAACCACCTGGGATCGCATGGATTGTTTCAGGCCTGTTGTGGCCTGACGCACTGCCTTGGTGACTGCCCTTTCGCCCATCAGAAGTTCTTTCTTCAAATAGGCGTCCAGATTGCCTTCAAGCGCAGCTTTCAGTCTCATGCTTTCACCAGATCAAGTTTCCAGATCAGACCATGCTGATCTTTTTGTGGTTCACCCTGAATGCTATATGACACCGTCCCAACTGTAAGCCCATCTCTGGCTTTCGGGTTTGGAACAACCGAGACCAACAGCTCGGCCATTTGGCTGGCTGTATGAATTTGGGTTTCCCGAAAGTCATAGATTTGGTCCGGGACCTTGAGGACTGCCTTGCAAGGGATTGGATCACCGATAGCAGGCTGATAGGTCGCATCAACGGCCAGCTTCTCAAAAAGTTTAAAAGCTGTCCGTTCAAAGGCGGGGATCATGGCTCCGCCTTATTAAACTGCTCCCAAGCAAGATCACGCTGCTGGCTGGTGATATCCTTATCCAGAACATTCTCCAGAGCTTTCACGAGTGGTTTGCCGTCTTTGCCAAACCCATCTGCATCCAAAACAGAAATGGCATCCAGCAAGGCCGACATATCCCCGTCATCAGATACCGCCACTTCAACAGAAGCGGCAGCATCCACTGGCTTGACCAGACCAAGTTTGATGAGGCGTTCCGCATCTGGCGTCTCAAGGTCTGTTACCTCACCGGATGCGATGGTTGCTTGGCGGCCCTGCAGGCTTGCGATTGCAATTACCTTCATATCAACAGCCTCCCTTAAGCAACAGTTGCCGCGAGAGAGGCATTCGGGCGATAGGGCACCACAAGCGGTGCAGACTGCATCAAGATCCAGCGCACAGCAGGATCTTCCTCCAGCCATGACTTGGAGAAATAGCGCTGAGCCTTGAAGCCCGCCTTTTCATCCATGATCATGCCGTAGCAGCGTGTGCCTTCCAACTGGTTCCGGCTGACCAACAGCACGGTGTTATCCGGCAACAAATTCGTCAGCGTGCCATTGTCGGCGATATAGACATCGTTATAGACATAGAAGTCAAAATCCCCGATGGAGCCCACATAACGGGCCTTTTCACTGCCTTGGCCTCGCACCATTGGATCAGTAGAGATGCTGGCATTGGTACCGCGACGGATTTCCAGCTGGCCCTTGACCTGATTATTGTTGCGGAACAATCGCCATGCTTTCGGGTCCATGATGACCGTTCTGGCCACAGCGCCGGACTTTTCCTGAATAAGACCCACCCAGTCCTCAAGCTGATCAAGAGCAGGAGCTGTCACATCATCCCATTTGGCAGTGCCCGTCAGCGCAATGGTCAAAGCTGCATCGCGTTTGAAGTCCACCACCTGGGTTGGATAATCCTCGCCGCTCACAGTCACACGACCGCTGAGCAAGGCTTCTGTTGCCATGACTTCCTCTCGGCGTGTCAGGTTTTCAAGCTGATTGCGCAAGGAACGGTTCACGGCTGCTTCCATGCGCCGACTGGCTGGCAAGCTGCCACCAATCTTTTCACCAATCATGCGTTTGATGGGTGTATTGGCATCAAAGCGGCGTTTGTCTTTCACATAAGCAGGCTTGAAGCTCTGCGTGCTAAAGCCTTCCTGATCAACAACGCGGCCCGCGACCAACGGGGATACAAAAGGCGCGATGCGCGGCTTGGACTGATCCACATCGAAGTGGATTTCTTCAGACTCTTCCGTCTGCATCTGGCCAAAGAAGGTATCCAGCAAAAAGGACGCTGGTCGCTCCAGATATTCAACGGTCCGGTTCAGGACAAAAGTAGAAAAAATATCGACCATCGTTTAAGCCTCCTGATTTTTGCGCAAGAAGATGCTGTCAGGTCCCAAAGTCTTAAGGGACTCTTCAAAGGTTGCTGCGCTATGGCCTGACCCAAAGAGCAAGGCAGTGATGTTAAATTCGCCAGCGTGATAGACCACCGCATCTGCATCCCCTGCAGTCACATCGATGTCTTCTGCCAAAATGGCGACTGGTTTTTCTGAGCCGTCTACAGCAGCGGCATCACTGAGCGTGTAAAAGCCGTTAGCTGTAATTCGGCCAAGGACAGCGCCGCGATTGAGAGCAAGGGCTCCCGTGATGGTTTCCGTGCGCTGAATGGAGGGGAATTCCCCTGAATGAAGATTGTCGGGCGTATAAGCACCCTGATCTGTAAAACCTTGTGCGGTCATAAGATGTCTCCTGTTGATTAATAGGAAGCCAGACGCTTGGCGACATCTTCATCCGCTTCATCATCGTCTTCATGGCTTGGGGTGATTTCCGGGTTTGAGATTTCAGCCATGGCGGACTGAAACCCTGATGTCTCGGGGGCCGCCTGTGTTTCTTTCGGGGCCTTGGCCAGCAGCGCCACCGCCGCTTCCGCAGTCATGTCGGTTTCAAAGGCCAGGTGATGTGCAAGCTCTCCCCGGTCTTGTGCTTCAGCGTGCGCCAGAATGCCTTGCAAACGCTCGCGCTCATTTTGCACCGCCGTATTTTCTACGGCACCTTCGAGGCTGGCCGTCAGATCGGGATAAGCCTCCCGCAGGCTTTTAATGTCATCCATATTCTTCTCCTGTGGACTTAACGAAAATGAAGAAGAGGCGCTGATCTGCTCCCCTTCTGCTTTGCTCCCAAGTTCACTCAGGAGTTTTTCAAAAGATCCGACCCTGTCAGCCAGACCTTGGCGCACGGCATCGCCGCCGATGAACACATCGCCGCTGCCGTAATGTTGCTGGACATGGGTTGGGGTTGCGCCGCGATATTTTGCAACTGCCTCAACAAAAACACCTGCCATGGCATCAATGCGTTTTTGCAAGCGGGCACGGCCCTCATCAGAGCCGGGGTCCAATCGTTTAAAGGGGCTTTGCGAAGAGACCACTTCAACAGTGTCTGTGTCCTTGCCGCCCTGATAAACGCCCACGACACCGATGGAACCAAGCGCACTGGTTTTGGAAACCACGATCTCATCGGCTGCAGCAGCAATCCAATAGGCACCGGAAGCTGCATCACCTGAAGCATAGGCAATAACGGGTTTAGTCCCCCGTGCCTCATAGACCATGTCGGCAAGCTCGGCGCAGCCATTTACCTCACCACCCGGAGAGTCGATATTAAGCACAATTGCCTGAACCTCGGGGTTCTCGAGCGCTGCGGTAAAATCCTTGGCCAGTAGTTCATAAGAGGATGCGCCGCTTACCTGCGTGAACAGGTTGGCATAACGAAAAAGCGGCCCAACCAAAGGCAGGACCGCTATATTCTCTCTCATTTCCAGACGGTGTGTGTTTTGCAGTTCCCGTCCGAGCTTGGCTGCCACCGCTTCCGGCGGCTCATTCTGCCTCGCGGCAATATCCAGTATCGTCTCAAGACCTGCTGGCGTTATTGCCCATGGCTCACCTGCTGCCTTGTTCCACACGAGTGTGCTCCAGACCGTCCTGTTCCATAGTTTCATCATCATTATCCTGTTTGTCTTCAGCTGCCATAGTGGGCGTTGAAAGACCAAGTTCGCGCATCTTCGCCTGTTCCCGCGCACGCTGCTCGAGCACTTCTTCCCAGTCCAATCCTTGGGAGGCACATTCTTCTTCCAACGTGGAGAGGCCGTTTTCCATGCGTATGCGGGAGGCTTCCGCTTCCTTGACCGGATCGATCCAGCCGCGACCGGGGCCAATCCATTTGGAACGTGTCCATGCAGCCCGGTTTTGATAAAAGCCCGGCGCTTCCACCAAGCCTTTGCCAATGGCTTCTTCCAGCCACAGCTCATAAACGGGCCGCGCCCAGTAAGTGGCAAGCCACTGCCTGCGCCCCATGAAATAGCGCCATGCTTCCATGAGGGCCGCTCGTGCACTGGAATAGTTGGTCTTGGAGAAATCCTTCATCAGCAGTTCAAATGGAATGTTCAATCCCGTTCCGATATGCCGCAGGACATTCTCCACAAACTGGCCGTATCCACTATTGGGACGGCTTGGTGTGAAGGGCGAAACTTTATCCCCCGGAAAGACCGGAATGATGGCACCGCCCTGAAGCCGAACCTTCCACTCATTACGCGCTGCGATATAATCATCCACGCTGCCGCCGAACATTTCTCCTATGGCTTCACCGTCCAGCGGGGTTTCAATAAAGGCCGCAATCATCGCATTGACCACGGCGGCTTGAAGTTCGCTGCGCTCATAGTGATCAAGCATTTTAAAGAGCGGCATAATACTGGTCAGAAGGGGCTTGCCACGACTTTGACCACTGCGCTCAAAATCTGCGATATGCAGCACGCGCCTGCGACCAAAGGCCGTCTCAATAGGTATTCGCTGCCAGTCCTCTTCAACCCCCAAAGAGATCAGCACATCCCCGGGATGGTTCTTTCTGATCCAATAGGCTTTTGGTGCACCATATCGATCAATCTCAATACCACCGCGCAGACGTTTGCCGTCCTGCTTCCCATCCGGGTTGCTCAGCCGATCTGGCTCCACAAGCTGGATGACCGTCGCAAACCCACGTTTTTTCAGCCACAAGGGCAAGGCCAGCGCTTCCCCGTTCAACATGGAAGAGCGAAACACCTGTGAGGTCATGCCAGCAAAGGTCAATGACCTTGCCGCGTCACACTCAGTGGTCTCGGCCCAACCCCTCCAGAGGGATTCCACATGGCGGGACCATTCATCGGCCCACGCCTTATCCTTACCAAGTGACTTATAGTCAGGCTGGGCTGCCAACCGGAGTCCAGTTCCGACCACATTATCTGTCAGTGTCTGGATCGCCCCAGAGGCAACGCCGTGATTGCGGACCAGATCTCGGGATCTGGAGACCAATGTGCCCAGTTCCGGGATCAGATCACTATCAGCAGATCCAGCATGTGGCAGCCATGAAGCCAGCTCCCGAGCCGCCGTTGATGCAGCGCGGTGCGCCGTATCTGGCTGGCCGGATGATTTTGTCATGGTTAAAACTCCACATAAATGGGCTTGCGCCGCACAGCTCCCTGCTTGCGCTGAATGTCAAACTTTAGCTGCGCGATATATTTCTCAAGCTTGGCAGCATCTGATGACTGATAGGTCACAGCGCCGTACCCGCCGATATTGACCGAGACTTCTTTCGCTCCGGTCATAAGCAAATGATATGCATCCTCGGCCTCTGTCAGCCGTGATTGCAATAGGGCTAAATCTGTCATTGCATTTTCCTATTCCCTCTCGGACCTGCGGTCTTCCTCGCCTCTTGTCCTTACAAGTAGGGATCGTCCGCCATTTGAACCGGGCGCCGTTTCAACCGATCACTCAAGTGAACTGGCTCGGACGCCTGCGGCTGGTCAGACATTGGTGCCGTCGGCACTGGCTTGCCCAAGGTTTCCTCGAACTGGAGCCAATGACGCTCTGTAAATCGATCAAGGCCGTATATGCTGGCTGCCGCTCGTGCATAAACCCGACAATCGAGCGCCTCGTTATTGCGTGTGGGGTCTTTTTCCCAAACAGCACGCGGATAGCCTTTGTGGATACGGATGATCCTTTTTTCCGCTGTGAGCTGCTTAAAATATTCTTCCCCATACTGCGGAAAGTGACAGCTACCAGCCGGAAAAGTCTCACCCTGTTCCAATTCCTTTTCAGTGGGCCAATCCAGTTTGAGCCAGCGATAAAGTTCTACCTTGGCCACTGGACCAGAAACATTCCAGACCCGAAGTCCGCGTCTGCGCCCACCAACATCCGCTTTTGACACACTCAAAATCAGCGCCGTATCACGGTCCTGTCCCTTGATTGCCACCACAGTGCGTGGCTGGCTGGCACGCGCACCGCCTGCGCCCCAAACGGCTTGGGGATGACCTTTTACCCAGCCATATACATCTTGTGTGGCATAACCTGAATCCACCGCCATCACGCGGATGGGCATGGTGTGTCCGGTTTCATGGGGCCAGTCTCTATTCAGAAGTTTTTCAAGTTCCTGCCAGACCTCACGCCTTGCCGTATCGCCAGCAATAACCTCATAGCCGACTGACCAGCTTTCTTTGTTTCGGCCCCATGCAACAATCTCGCATTCAAGGCGATCTTTTTGCACATCGACACCAGCCGTCAGAAACAAACCGCCTTTTGGGATAGTATTTTCTGTATAGGTTTCACGGCGTTCATATAGCCGGTGCCAATCCGGGGCTTCATGCTCTTCTTCAAACGGCTCACCAAGAACCGTATTGACGAAGCTTTTCATTAATTCAGGGTGTTCGCCTGCCTGCTCAAACATATGAGCCGCCTCTGACCAGCTAAACCAGCCAACCGGGCTATAGAGCGAGGACAGGTGATATCCGACAGTTCTTCCATCACCTTCTTTTGATGCCACCCAGCGCCCTGCCGCCAACATGGCTGTTTTATGATGCTCTGCGATATGTTCTTCACAAGATTCACACTCATAAACCACATCCTTTGGCTGCCCCTCTTTCCAGCGAAGCTGACTGAAGCGCAAAGGCTGCATATGGTCGCAGTGCGGGCAAGGCACATGGAAATAGCGTTGATCTGAATGCTCAAACTCCCGCGCTATGCGCGATAATCCCTTTAATGTGGGCGTACTCACCAGCAGAACCTTCCTGCGCCCCTGAAAGGTCGCACTTCGGCGCTCTGCCAGCAAAATAGGATCGCCTTCACCTTCAACATCGCCGGGATAACCGTCCACTTCATCCATAAAGAGATACCGAGCAGGCATAGAGCGTAAGCCCACTGCCGAGTTTGCACCCGTCATAACGAGCACACCGCCCGGAAACTCTTTAGACAGCACCGTATTGCCGGAATCCCGTGACCTGGACGGCTTCACCCGTGCCTTTAATTCTTTTGAATCCTCAAGAAGAGCATCAATCCGCTGCTTGGAGTTCCGTTTGGCCATCTCCACGGTTGGTGCCACAGCCATCATCGGCCCGGGTGCCATATGGATCACATAACCAATCCAGTTATTACCCGCCTCGGTTCCACCGATCTGGGCACCCTTCATGAAGATCACCCGCTGTACCGGCTCATGGCTGGACAGCATGTCCATAATCTCACGCAGATAAGGCGTGCGCTCTGTGCGCCATCGCCCGGGTTCTGCCGCTGATTTAGGTGACAGGTAGCGATAGCGATCAGACCATTCAGAAATCGTCAAAAAGGGATCAGGCTCCAGTCCACCAAGCCATGCTCGCTCGACAGCATCCGCACCGTCATAAAATTCTGTGCTTCCTGCATCATTCCCGGAAATTGGGCTTGATGGCGGCAAGCTCGCTGAGGTGCTCTCGGACATATCTTTCCAACATTACATGTAGCTTATGGGCATCCACTTCCAGATCCGCTGCCATCTGGCTGGAAATTCGAGAAGGCCATGATGTCCAGGCATCCCGTTCCTGCCGGGCCAGTCGAAACACATGGGCTATCGCCGCATCCCGGTCGATTAATTCTCCCTTGAGCTGTTTGAGTTTGACGCGGCCCGTTTGAGCCTTCAGGACTTCATTAGCTGTTCGGGCCTGCATAAAGGTGGTTCCACCTGCATGACTGCCAGATTCTTTCAGCGTTTCTTCAACGGCCTCTACAGCAGACTTTGGGACGGCTTTAACTTTTTGCCGCACGGTTGAGGTATTGCGCTTCCAATCGGCATTGGCTTTTTCAACATCAATGCTGCCATCAGCCTCAGCCGTAATGCGTCCTTGCTTGATCGCTTTGCGCACTGCCGTATCACTCACACCGCGCCTTCGCGCATATTCCCGAATGGATACGCCCATCTTCTCTAACCGTCTCTATTTACTTGATATCCAGCCCCTTCCAAGCATTCATGAATTCAGGAAATGGAGACAAAACATGGATACAAAAACAATCAACGCAGCGGTCAAAGCCAATATGGAAGCCCTCAAAGATATCCTCGCAAATGCCGCTGAACTGGCAAGTGAGGGCCACGGATATATGGTTGAAGACAATCGCAACGGCGCTATCGGCACCATTGCTGATCTTGACAAAATGCTAGAGGCTGCCAAAGCCCTGCAAGCCGCCTGCCTTGTGCTTCACAAAAAATAGCCTTCCCAACGGGCCGGGCAGACGCTAGAAGCACTGCAACAACACCTCCCACGCCTCCCAAAGAAGCGCCTCTTGGGAGGTTTTTTTTATTCTTCAGCCAGCTCCGCATATGTTTTTTGCTGCTCAAAGTGGACCGCATCCAAGCCCGTCATTTCCTGCCAGCGCTTGATGATTACATCCACATATTGCGGATCTAACTCGATCAATCGCGCCTGCCGCCCCGTATGCTCAGCACCGATCAGTGTTGAACCGGACCCACCGAAGGGGTCCAGAATAATATCTTTGGTTTTGCTGGAATTTTTGATGGCTCTCACCACCAAATCCACGGGCTTCATGGTTGGGTGGAGATCGTTTTTGCGAGGCTTGTTGTAAAACCAGACATCGCCTTGATCCCGAGCCCCGCACCAGTAACGCTCATTGCCTTCTTTCCAGCCATAGAGGATCGGCTCATACTGGCGCTGATAATCAGATCGGCCCAGTGTGAAGGTGTTTTTGGCCCAGATGATAAAGGTGGACCATTTACCGCCCGCACTTCTAAACGCGCTTTGCAGAGTGTCCAGCTCACTGGAACTCATGCAGATATAAAGGCCACCCTTTGTGACCTTCAGCATATTTTCGCAGGCTGCCGTCAGGAATGCCTGAAAATCATCGCCCAGGTTATCATTCATGATCTTGCGACCAGCCTTCGAGCCACCTTTGCTCGGCAACTTGTCTTTGGGCGTGTCGCCGTAGTTCACATTGTAGGGCGGATCAGTGAAGGTCATGTCTGCAAACTCACTTCCCATGAGCAGCGCCATATCTTCCCCTTTGGTTGCATCACCGCAGAGCAGTTTATGGTCACCCAAAATCCAGAGATCACCTGTTTTGCTCACAGGGTTTTCTTCAGCTTCAGGAATATCACCGTCCAGATCCTCTGCGCCGTCTTCATCCAACGCCACCAAGAGGTCATCGATTTCTGATCCGTCAAAACCTAGCAGGTCCAGATCGAAATCATCTTCAGACAGCTCCGCCAGTTCAAGGCGCAGCATTTCTTCATCCCAGCCCGCATTCTCTGCAATCCGGTTATCTGCAATCACCAAAGCCCTGCGCTGACTTTCCGTCAGATAGTCAAGGCGAATGGCTGGCACCTGGTCCAAGCCCAGTTTCTGGGCTGCGAGCAAACGTCCGTGGCCCGCGATCAAAATATCATCGCCGCCAATCAAGACTGGATTTACAAAACCGAACTCCGCAATGGAGGCTGCAATTTGAGCCACCTGTTCCGGGCCATGGGTTCTGGCGTTCCGGGCATAGGGGATTAACTGCTCGGTCGCAATTTGCTCAACCTGCAAACTCATATTCTTCTCTTTTGGATATCTGCAAACCTGTCCGCGAACTGCGAACCTGATTTTTTGTTCTGACGCTAGAAAAGTCCCGGGCGCAGCCCCCCCGCATAGGGTTGGTGCGCAGGAAGGACCCGTGGCTCTCAGATGTGCTATGGATTTCGCTCGAGTCTCTCGAAACGACTGCTGGACCACCCTGTGCCCGCAAGTCTCCCGAGCTTGATCAAAATATAGCCTAAAACAGCCCGTTTTGTCTCAGCGAAAAGTGTCCGGCGGACACCTTTCTATCTACTACTCTCCCTTGCAAGGTCTATGATATGCCGACGGGACCGCTTGGTCGGGGCATGTTGTCTGTTGAGCTTGAGCGTGATCAGACACAGGCC